TGGCAGCGACAAGATCGAGATCGATCTGGTCAACGGCGTGTTCAAGGTCAACGGCGAAGACCGCCTCGCCGGTCGCCGCCAACGCCTAGGTATTTAACGACAGGTATTTAACGACAGGTATTTAACCGCCCCTTACGTCCTAACCTCTCACTTTTAATAGGAATACACCCATGACCAAAGCCGCGACGACTCAAGCCAACGAACCACAAGCCCCGGTAGCCACGCAGAGCAGCACACCTGGCACCACCATCACGCTCGATACCCCGCTCATCCGTGGCGAGACCGAGATCACCGAACTGCGCCTGCGCAAGCCTACCTCCGGCGAGCTGCGAGGCGTCTCGCTGGCCGATGTGCTGCAAATGCAAACCGACGCGCTGATCACGCTGATCCCGCGCCTTTCTTCACCGTCACTAACCGCTGTTGAAGTGCGCCAAATGGACCCGGCTGACCTAGTGCAGTGCGGCGGTGAAATCGCCGGTTTTTTGCTGACGAAGCGGGCCAAGGGCGAGACCGACTAGGCCGGTCGTCAGGGCCTGTGATAGCCCTCCCTGGGCAAGTAGAAGATGCGATGGCAGATCTCGCCATCGTCTTCCACTGGTCACCGGATGATTGCGCCAATTTCAGCCTGCGAGAACTAATGGAATGGCGCGAACGGGCGCGCAAGCGCAGCACACCAATGGAAAACGGGGGTAAGCGTGGCGGGTAATCTAAAGCTGCAGGTGATTCTCAACGCCGTCGACCGGGCCACCCGCCCGCTACGCTCGATTAATCGCGCCTCCCAAGGCGCTTCCCAGGCGATGCGTGAAAACCGCGACCGTTTAAAGCAGCTGCAGGCCACCCAGAAAGACGTTAGCTCCTTTCGTACCCTTACCCGGCAATCTACCGGCACCGCCAACGCCCTGCGCGAACAGCAGGCACGGATTCGACGCCTCTCACAGCAAATGCAGTCCCACCAGGGCGACACCGCCGCCCTGGTCGCCGAGCGCCAAAAGGCCATTACCCAAGCCCGCAGGCTTTCCCAGCGTTACGACAACGAACGCCAGCAGCTGCAGCGGCTACGCACCTCGCTGAACAGTAACGGGGTCAGCACCACTAACCTTTCCCGCGACCAACGACGGCTTGCCCGCGACATGCAGCAAGCCAACCAGGCCGTGGAAGAGCAGCGGCAACGCTTAAGGCGACTAGCAGAACAGCAGCGCCGAGCCGCCCAAGCGCGTAGCCGCTACGACCGCAGCATGAGCATGCGCAACAACATGGCAGGCACCGGCGCAGGCATGGTGGCCAGCGGCGGCGCCGCGCTGTACGCCGGGGCGCGGCTAATGGCTCCCGGTGTGGCGTGGGCTGAACAAATGAGCGCGCTTCAAGCGGTTGGCCGCTTTACGGCGGAAGATGAACGCTACCAAGCGCTACGCCAGCAATCTCGCGACCTGGGCAGCTCTACCGCGTTTAGTGCCACCGACGTAGGTGGCGGCCAAGAGTTTCTACTTCGGGCCGGTATGAGCAGTGAAGCGATTCGCGCCTCCATGCGCGATGTACTGGATCTGGCACTCGCCAACAACACCGAACTCGCCCGCGCGGCCGATATTGCGTCCAACATCGCGGGGGCGTTCAAAGTCGATATGGAAGCTGACGGCACCATGGCGCGCGTGGCGGATATCCTCTCAGGCACGGCCAGCCGGGCAAACGTTAATCTGGAAATGCTCGGCGAAACCATGAAGTACCTGGGCGGCGCCGAAGACCTCAAGCTCACTATGGAACAAGCCGCCGCCATGTCGGGCATTCTCGGCAACATTGGTATCCAAGGCAGTCAGGCCGGTACCACCATGCGCGCCATGATGAACCGGCTCACCAACCCAGCAGCCAAAGGCGCGGCTGCGATTGAAAACATCGGGCTACAGGTGTCAGACGCCAATGGCAATATGCGCGCCATGCCCGAGATTCTGCGCAATATCAGCCAAGCCACCGCTGATCTGGGCAACGTCGAACGCAAAGCCATCATGCAGGATATCTTCGGCGTGGAGGCAGGCTCCGGCATGGCGGAACTGGTCAATGCCATGGGCGGTGGCCAGTTAGACGACATCATCAATGCCCTGGGCGACAACATGGGCGAAAACGCCCGTATGGCCAACACCATGGCCAACAACATCGGCGGCGATCTCAAAGGCCTACGTAGCGCCTGGGAAGAAATCGGGATATCAATCACCGACACCAACGAAGGCCCGCTGCGGCAACTGATCCAAAACGTCACCGCTATCACCCGTGGCGTGGGTCAGTGGATCAACGAAAACCCACGGCTCGCCGGCACCATCGCCAAAGCGGCCGCCGTCGTGGCTGTGCTGGTAACCGCCGGCGGCGCGCTAACGCTGATGCTGGCCTCTATTCTTGGCCCCATCGCCATGGTGCGCTTCGGCATAGCGATGATAGGCCCACAGTTACTCATAGCAGGCAAAGCATTCCTGTGGCTGGGCGGCGTATTCCGCACCGTTTCCATGTTTCTGCTCGCCAACCCGATTGGCGTGGCCATCGCCGCGATCGCCGCCGCCGCTTACCTGATCTACCGCTACTGGGAACCCATCAAAGCCTTTTTCCAGGGGCTATGGCAGCAGGTAAAAGACGCGTTCAGTAACGGCATTAGCGGCGTGGCGCAGCTGCTCATGAACTGGTCACCGCTCGGCCTGCTGTACCAAGGCATCACCAGCGCGCTCACCGCCCTGGGCGTGGCGATACCGGAACAGTTCCGATCACTGGGTAGCGCGATGGTCGACGGCCTTATCGGTGGGCTAACCGGCAAGCTGGGCGAATTACGCGAACGCGTGACAGGCATGGCGGGCAACGTGCGCGGCTGGTTCGCCGATGTGCTGGATATGAACAGCCCCTCCCGCGTATTCACCCAACTAGGTGGCTACACCGTGGATGGCCTTAACGCCGGGCTGGATGCCCAGCGCGATGAGCCGGCTAAGCGGATTCAAGACATCGCCCGCCGCGTTACCCGGGCAGGGGCTGGGCTGGCATTAGGTGCCGCTGCCCTACCCGCTGCGGCAATGCCCAGTATCGAGCAGCAAGCGCCCATTCAGTTTGATACAAGGCCGCCGCTGACCGCTGCCAGCGCACAGGTAGGCGGCGGCTTCACCATGGGAGATATTCATATCAGCATGTCACCCGCCCCGGGCATGAACGAGCAGCAGCTCGCCCAGCACGTTGCGCAGGAAGTACAGCGCGCTTTGGCCAATGCCCAGCGCGATGCGCAAGCGCGGCAGCGCTCATCAATGCGTGACCTCGACTAACCGGCGCACTCACTTTTCAGGAGGCAATATCATGCTAATGGCCCTGGGCATGTTCGTGTTTGAAACCCGCAGCGTGCCTTACCAGGAATTGAAGCGCATTTCTGAGTGGCGCCACCCTAGCCAATCCCGCGTGGGGGAACGCCCCGCCTATCAATTTGTAGGCCCAGGGGCCGACACCATTACGCTCACCGGCACCCTGCTGCCCACCTTCACCGGTGGTCGGTTTAGCCTGGATGAGATCCGCGAGATGGCCAACCAGGGCAACGCCTGGCCGCTGGTCGAAGGCACCGGCCGCCAATACGGCTTATGGGTCATTACTCGCGTGGAAGAAACCAGCAGCCACTTTTTTCGTGACGGTGCCGCCGAAAAAATCGAGTTTGTTCTCGCGCTTGAGCACGTCGATGACGAACGCACCGACCTGATCGGCCGCTTGGCCCTGCCCGCTGTGGCGCGCCTGGCGGGGGGATACGTGTGAACGCCAACCAAACACGCTACCCACGACCCAGCTATCGTATAACGCTGGATGGCACCGACATTACCCCACGCATTAACGGGCGCTTGATAAGCCTGACCCTGCGCGAGCAGCGCGGGCTAGAGGCCGACCAGTTGGATATCACCCTGGCCGATCACGATGGCCAACTCGCCATTCCCCCACGCGGTGCTGAGCTGCAGGTAGCCTTTGGCTGGCAGGACGAAGGGCTGATCGATAAGGGACGCTTTACGGTGGATGAAGTGCAGCACAGCGGCACGCCGGATCAGCTCACCATCCGCGCCCGCTCGGCGGATATGCGCGGCCAACTGCCCGGCAAACGCACCCAAAGCTGGCACGACTTAACGCTGGGGGAGATCGTGACCACCATTGCTGACCGCAACCAGCTAGATCCCGTGGTAGCCGCTGCGCTAAACAGCTTCCGCATTGGCCATATCGACCAAACCGAAGAATCCGACCTTAATTTTCTCACCCGCCTGGGCGAACGGTATGACGCCATTGCCGCCATTAAAGCCGGGCGCATGCTGCTCACCGTGGCAGGCGAAGGGCTCACCGCCAGCGGCCGCGCCATGCCAAGCATTACGCTGACCCGCCACGAAGGCGACCAGCACCGCTACAGCGTGACCGACCGCGACGCCTACAGCGGGGTCAAATCCTATTGGAATGACACGCGAGGCGCAGAGCGCAAAACCGTACTGGCAGGCAGCGGCGACAACGCCAAGCAGCTACGCCCCACTTATGCCACAGAAGACGACGCCCTGGCCGCCGCCCGCGCCGAATGGCAACGCATCCAAAGAGGCCTGGCAGAGTTTGAGTTAACGCTGGCCCTGGGGCGGGCCGACATCCTGCCGGAATCACCGCTGACCCTCAGCGGCTACAAGCCTCAGATCGACGCCACCGCCTGGCTGGTGAGCGAGGTCACGCATTCTCTGAACGATGGGGGCTTTGGGACGCAGGTTAGGTGTGAGGTAACAAACGGCTCTCACAGCCGCTAAAAAACTACATGACAGGAAAACCTGGCCAGTTATGGGCTGTACGTTACTCCAGTGGTAAGATTGCTCATCTTCCGATACACACATAACAGGAACAGAAAAAACTGTTTCAGTTTTGGTGTATGCCGGGCAATCGAATTAGGAAAGTCTCTATGAGCCGTGTGATCCAGCAAAAAATTGAACGCATTCGAGCTGGCGGCGCCCCCAGGGTGCTCGACCTATTCGCCGGATGTGGCGGAATTTCACTAGGGTTTCATGCGGCCGGGTTTCAAAATATTGGTGCGGTAGAGTTTGATCCTCCGGCAGCGCGCTCACATGCGATGAACTTTCATGGGCATCTACCTGAAGAGATGCGGGAAGTTCATGCCAAAGCCAGAGATATCACTGCAACTGAGCCATTTGATTTACTGAATGAACTGGGAATAGAGGGCATTCCAGAAGAACAGGTTGATGTCATTGTAGGCGGCCCACCATGCCAAGCGTTTGCTCGTGTTGGTAGAGCAAAACTCCGCGAAGTAGCAGAGCATCCGGAAGCGTACCTGAATGATCCACGTGGCAACTTATATCTACGTTACCTGCAGTATGTAACCGCACTTCATCCCGTTGCCATCCTGATGGAAAACGTACCCGACGTGCTGAATTTCGGTGGCCACAACATTGCAGAGGAAGTCTGTGAAGCACTGCGTGACTTAGGTTATGAAGCACGGTACACCATGCTCAACGCAGTATTTTATGGCGTTCCCGAAATGCGTGAAAGAATGTTCCTGGTGGCCTATCGCCAGGAACTCCAATGCACCGACTGGTTCCCCAGCCCCACGCACTGGATTGATTTACCGCGTGGCTATCATGGGTCGCGCCAGGTGGCTATGAAGACTATCAAGCGAGACTTGCTGGATGAAGAAACGCGCTTTTTCATCGACCCACCGGAACCTGAGCAGGCAGGGTTAAAACCCGCAGTAACAGCTGAACAGGCGCTCTCCGACCTGCCCAAAATTGCCGATGATTCAGAGCAAAAGCTCAAGAAAGGTCCGCGCCGCTTCGACACACTGCAGTTCTACCCTGCAAACAATAGCTTGAATGAATTCCAGCGTATCATGCGCAACTGGAAAGGCTTTGAATCTGGCGATGGCATCCATGACCATGTCATTCGCTACCTGCCCCGCGACTATAAAATTTTCGCGCGCATGCAGCCCGGCGACCAATACCCACAGGCCCACACCCTGGCTAATGAGATGTTTGAAGAGCGCCTTATAGAGATCCAAAAGAAGGAAGGCTTTCGCCCGCTGGAAGGTACAGAGCGTTTTGAGCTTGAGAAGAAAAACTTCATTCCGCCCTATGACCCAAACAAATTCCCTAATAAGTGGCGCAAAATGGAAGCCAATAAGCCAGCCAGAACGCTTATGGCGCACCTGGGCAAGGATAGCTATTCACACATTCATTACGACAGCCAACAGGCCCGCACCATTTCTGTGAGAGAAGCGGCCCGCCTGCAGTCATTTCCAGATGGCTTTGTGTTTACAGGGCCAATGAACCCCGCCTTTCGTCAGATTGGTAACGCCGTACCGCCATTAATGGCGAAGGCGCTGGCAGAAATTATTAAACAACAACTTACAGGGAACGCTGTACATGTCACGCAAGATCGCACTGAAGAAGCTCACGCTATCTGACCTGACTATTTTTGAATACCACTTTCGTCAGGGCAGAGCTGGCAATCAGAAGTCTATTAACCTGAACCGTAATGTTTTTGAAAAGATTTTTTATCCTAGCCTTACAGCCATCGCTGAAGAAAAAGAATGGGAATCTTTCATATTAAACCTGACAATAATGGGTCCAGGTGATGCTGAATCACAGATTCTGCCTCAAAAAATCAAGAAAGGTGATAGCTATAAAAACTGGCGACTTAACGGCAAGTACATAGCTACTCCAGATGGTGATGAGCGGTATCAGGTACTGGATGCAGGCGACTACGCCATAATGGAATTCATCGGCGTGGCTTGGCCTACCCAAATGAAAATGACTTTGGTGGCCGCTAACCATCCAGAAGATGCTGGGCTGCATAGAGCCTTGAAAGATCTTTATCAAAATACTCGCATGAAAGCCCTGACACTTGAAGAGCTCTCGGAAGTGGAAAAACTGGCGGGAGATCTGATACCTATTAGCCACCCTTTCCGAGACCTACTTGATACCCAGGACCTTGAAGATGCTGCTCAAGGCGGTATTGAAGGTGTTCAAAATTTACGTAAGAGGCGGCGTGCTCGAGGCGTTTCCATAGAAGAACTTCGTAAGGCAAAAAAGGCCGCAGAAAATATCGGTCTCCTGGGGGAAAAGGTTCTCAACCAATATCTATCAGAGCTGGTAGGCCATAGTATCGAGAGCTATCAATGGGTGGCCAGTGAAAACGCCATAGCGCCCTATGATTTCGAGGTCGTTATCAACGGTACCAAGCAACTGATTGATGCCAAATCCACAGGCGGCCCCTTCACAAACCCACTGCACGTCTCATTGGCTGAACTTCGGGAAATGGCAGAATCTGAACACCCTTATCGCATTTACAGACTCTATGAAGTTAAGGAAGACTACGCAAAACTCGCCGTGTCTACACCAATGGCAGACATGGCCACCTCTATACTGGCTTGTGTAGACGATTCATTCAGGGCCAGTGCCCTCAGCGGTGTAAGTGTCGATAGCGTATCTATTCGCCCTGAAACCATTGAATGGGAAAAAGAGCTGGTCATCGAAAACCAGGAAATCGAAGACCTGGAGTAGCCTATAACACCCCGCTCGAAAGATGTCCTAACGCGATCGCAGCGCACCTTCTGCATGAGCCGCATCCAGGGCAAAAACACCAAACCCGAAATGGCCGTTCGGCGCTACCTGCACGGCCAGGGATTCCGCTTTCGGCTTCATCGCAAGGATCTCCCCGGCAAACCAGACCTTGTGCTTCCTCGCTACCGCTTGGTGATCTTCGTTCATGGCTGCTTCTGGCATCGCCATAGCGGCTGCTTTTACGCCACTTCTCCCGCCACACGCAAAGAATTCTGGCGTAACAAGCTGGAAGGTAACCTAAGAAGGGACTACCGCCAGCAAAAGGAATTGATCGAACTAGGCTGGCGAGTACTGGTGATATGGGAATGTGGCATTCGTCATGCCCATGAAGCGCTTAGTGAAATTCCCTCACTTATTACAGACAACGAAGTATTGAATGAGTGGCCCGGCTTACCACCACGACAACGCAAAGCCTAGCCAAACAAAATCCCCAGCCATCCATGGCCGGGGGTATCCCGTTGCCGCAAACTTCTGGCGAGGTATTTACACCACGCATGCTCTTCGGCGACACCTTCATCCTGGCACGATTTTGCTCGGTACGCTGTAAGCCATCGACGACACAATTTGTAAGAAATAGCTTACACCGCCCAACACCGTGCCTGCCTAACCACCACGCCCTTGAACTGCTCAGCCCGGATAAAATACCCCTGCCCGCCATTGGCAGGCAGCAACCGACAACGGCTGCCCACGCGGTGGGATGTAAACAAGCGGTACTCGCCCTCCACTTCTGCCACCACCAGGTCAGCGTGGCCGAACGAACGCGCTTCATCCACTACCAGCACATCACCCTCTAACCATGTCCCGCCTGGGCGCGCTTCCTCACTAATCTCTACAAAAAAACAGCTGGGCGGAAACCGCCGCTTATCCATCTCCGCCACCGCCGGGTGCTCCACTCCTACCACGGCTGGCCCCAAGTAGTTCACACGCATTCGCTCCCCCTGTGTTGCTCCACATTTAGCGACCTATATTAGTGTTTGCCTGTCGCTTACCTAGGGGCTAATACTGTATAAATTAACAGCCTTACACAAGTGCGGAGGCGAATAATGATTGGGCTAGTGGACTGCAACAATTTTTACGTGAGCTGCGAGCGCGTATTCAACGCCAAGCTGAACGGCCGCGCCGTGGGCATTATGTCCAATAACGACGGCTGTATCGTCGCCCGCTCCAACGAGCTAAAAGCCCTGGGCGTAGAAATGGGCACCCCCGCCCACCATATCCGCCATCTGGTGGATAGCGGCGAGGTGATTCTCTACTCCTCCAACTACGAGCTTTACGGCGATATGTCCCAGCGGGTGCAAGGCATCTTGGAGCGCGAAACCGCCGGAGTAGAGCCCTATTCCATTGATGAAATGTTCGTGCGTATGGATGGCTTCACCCCGGAAGCGCTGCAACAGCACGCCACGTCACTGCATTGGAAGATCCACCGTTACACCGGCATTCCCGTGTGTGTCGGTATCGCCGCGACCCACACTCTGGCCAAGCTGGCCAACCGCATCGCCAAAAAGCACCCCGGCTACCCCGGCGTGTGCATCCTTCACGCGGAAAGCAACGAAGCCAAACACCTGCTAAAGCAGATCGAGGTAGGCGATGTGTGGGGCGTAGGCCGCCGGCTAAACGAGCGCCTGCAAATACTCGGCATCAACACCGCCTGGGATCTCCGCGAAGCGGACGCCAAACGCCTGCGGCGACAGTTCTCGGTCAACATGGAACGCACAGTGTTGGAACTGCGCGGCATCAGCTGCCTGGAAATGAACGACTTTAACGAGCCCCGCAAGCGCATTATGACCAGCCGATCATTTGGCCAAACCACCCAACAGCTTGCCGACCTACAAAGCGCGATACGCCACCACGCCCAACGCGGCGCCGAAAAACTACGCGAGCAAAAAAGCCTGGCGCGTGCCGTGCTGGTGTTCCTCAAAACCAACCGCTTCAGGCCCGACCTACCGCAGTACTCGCCCAGCCTAGTGGTCGAAATGGAACGGCCCAGCCAAGACACCCGCGAGATCCTCCACGCCGCCCAAGAGGCACTGGCGAAGATCCACCGCCCCAAATACGCCTACAAGAAAGCCGGCGTGATGCTGATCGACCTGACCGACCAGAACCGCCAACAGCTGAGCCTGATGGACACACCGCAATCGGAAGAGGAACGCCAGCGCAGCCAACAGCTCATGGCCACCATGGACGCGCTGAACGAGAAGATGGGAAAGGGCACGGTACGCCTGGGGCTACCGGAAAAGAACGCCCCCTGGCACCTACGTTGCGCGAACCGAAGCCCGCGCTATACCACTAAATGGGGTGAATTGATGAAGGCATATACGGATGAGGGGGCGGCGAAAATGTATAAAAGAAAGAACAATATTGACAGGTTCACTTTTGTGAACCATTCTATCGATGTCTTTCACTTCACTACACAACGCAAAGGGAACCACTGCCATGGTCGCCATTACGTTCAACATCGTTGTACCGCCTTCCACCACCACGCTGTTTCGCGGCATTGAGGTCGAGCTTGACCGCTGCTCGCCCCGCACCCGCCGCATGATCGAAACCGCGCTCGAACGCGGCAACTGCACGCCTAACCCGTTGGCGGATCTCGAAGCGCTGGAAGAGCGCACCACGGCACAGGCGGTCGCCCAGCTCACCTCCTCCATGCTCACCGAAGGCCTGCCCGCCATCGAGATTGAGGACGCCCTGTGCGAGCTGCGCACCCATATGGACGAGCACTTCATCCAGCGCAAGCTGGTACGCCTTTATGAGCGCTAACTCACCGCGCTTACAGTCTTTCACTTTGTTAAGGAAGCCTAACCTATGACCACGCCTAACACCATTGCCCCAAAGCCAATTTATGCCCCCAAGGGGTGCAACGCTCCCGTGATGTCCCACGTCACGGAAGGCGAACGCGAAGAGCTGAAACGCATTGCCGAGCTGGAAATGCGCTCGCTTTCGGCCACTGCCCGCATGTTGATGCTGCGCAGTATCGCCGAGTACGACCAAGACACGCTGAATGCCGAATGACCCTCTGCCTTGCATAAGGATATTTGCCATGTACCAGGACCCCAAACGTGTGCGCTCTCGTTACGCCGCTCTCAATTTGGATCAGTACGAGGCCCAGCTGATTGATGCGTTGGTGGATTACACCGGCATCGAGCGGGCATCGCTGCTGCGTCAACTGGTTCTGAAAGAAGCACTGGAGACGCTGGGCGTTGCTGATCTCTCTATTAGCAATGTGCCTCAGCAGGCGTCGTAAAGGCAGGCCTTTTTGAGGACCCCAAGGAGCACTGATGTATGGCTGACCAACCGGCACGCGGCGAACTGCGCCTTCCGCTGAATGAGCAGCTAGAGGCCGCGCTGCAGCAGGTATGCGAACAGCAGGATTTGAGCAGCCTGGATGACGCCGCCGAGTGGTTACTCCGCCGGCGCTTACGCAAAGGCACCCAAGGTCTGACCGGCCGTGGCCGCGCCCTTTACCCCGTTGGGAGAAATCACTGATGTCGATCGCTTACAAACACCGCATTCCCTGCCCGCACTGTGGCCAGAACCTGCGCATTCGCAAAAGCCAGGGGCTAACGCCGGTTTACCGCGAAGCGGTGGTGGAGTGCCGAAATGATGACTGTGGCTTTCGGGGCAAGGCGGGCATTGAGGTGACTAACACCCTCACCCCCAGCGACATCCCCAACCCCACGATCGATCTGCCGTTTGTTCCCCGCATGCGGCGAGCCATGGCAGCCAAAGCGGCGTCGTGACGTAACACCCGGCCCATTACTCTGTTGAATAAGGAGGCGAGCGTGAATTCATCGCTGCGCCAGGACATTGTTACGCGCTTAATCAGCGATTTTGAGGCGATTGAGCGCGGCCCTTACCTGCAACGGGTGCGCTGCCCGGAATGCGGTAAGCGCGAGGCGTATATCAACGCCGACGCGCCGTGGATGCTGAAATGCGGGCGCGAGAACAACTGCGGAGCGCAACTTCACGTTAAGGAACTGTTCCCTGATCTGTTCCGCTCCTGGAGCGAGCGCTACGCACCACGCCCTGATCAATCGCCAGGCGAGACGCCCACCTCAATCACGCCTGTAGCGGATGGCTACCTGCGCGATGGCCGCGGCTTTGAGCTTTCCCGCATTCAAGGCTGGTACACCCAGGAGAGCTATTGGAAGCCTGCAATCGGCGGTACCGCCACCGTGCGCTTTGCCCTGCCCGGCGGCGCGTACTGGGAACGCTTGCTGGATAATCCGGAGCGTTTCGGTAAGCAGAAGGCAAATTTTGTCGGTCGCTATAAAGGCCAGTGGTGGTGCCCGCCTGCGCTAACGACGGCCGATCTGGTCGCCGCTGGCGAGGTATGGGTAGTGGAAGGCATCTTCGATGCGATCGCCCTGTATCACCACGGCGTGGCGGCGGTTTCCGCCATGAGCTGCGGCAACTACCCGGATGAAGCCCTACAAGCCCTGGCGGATGCCGCTCATAAAGCAGGCACCTGCCGCCCAGCGCTGGTGTGGGCGCTGGATAACAACCGTGCTGGTCACAATGCCACCCATAAGCATGTAAAACGCGCCCGTGCAGCAGGCTGGGATTGCGAAGCAGCACAAATACCCGGCGGCCAGCACGATTGGAACGACGCCCACCAGCGTGTAGAGCTTTCTGATAGACATCTGGACACCTACCGCTATCACGGTGACCTGCTGCTGGCCCCCACGGCTATGGCCAAGGCACTGCTGATGTACAAGCGCCGCGAACAGCGCGAATTCTGGTTCGATTTCAAACGCCAGCTGTGGTGGTGGAAGTTGGATATGGACGCTTTTGATCGCGCCATGCGCGCCGAAGGGCTAGACGGTGCCGACCAGCAGCAGATTGACCCTGCCATGCGCGATGCAGCGCTGGAGCAGTCCGGCAGCGTAAAGCGGATCTGCACCTGTTTCCCCACGGCGCTTTACTACCAGGCCAACGCGGTCACCGATGAGAGCTGGTACTACTATCGCGTCGAGTTTCCTGATGGCCGCCCGCCGATCAAGAACACCTTTAGCGGGGGTCAACTGGCCTCGGCGTCTGAGTATAAAAAGCGCCTGCTGGGCGTTGCGCCCGGCGCAGTGTGGACAGGTACCAGCCAACAGCTGGATAGCCTGTTGCAGGATCAGATCGGCAACATCAAAACCGTCGAGACCATCGACTTCATCGGCTACAGCAAGGAGCACGGCGCGTATGTGTTCGGTGATCTTGCGGTGGCCGGTGGCAAGGTGGTGCCGATCAACAACGAAGACTTTTTCGAGCTGGGCCCCCGCCGCCAGTTAAAGACGCTCAGCCAGTCGGTATCGCTACATATCAATAACGATCGCAAAGCCTTCCAGCGCGAATGGACAGAGCAGCTGCTGGGCGCATTTGGTACTCGCGGCGTGGTGGCTCTGGGCTTTTGGCTGGGCAGTTTGCTCGCTGAGCAGATCCGTTCAGACATGGGCAGCTTCCCGTTTCTGGAGATCGTCGGTGAAGCCGGCGCGGGTAAATCCACGCTGATCGAATTTCTCTGGAAGCTTTGCGGCCGCCGCGACTATGAAGGCTTTGACCCCAGCAAGGCCACCATGCCGGCGCGCTCGCGTAATTTCGCCCAGGTCAGCAATCTGCCGGTGGTATTGATCGAATCCGACCGCGAGCAGGAAGGCGGTTTGAAACAGAAACAGTTCGATTGGGATGAGCTCAAAACCGCTTTTAACGGCCGTTCGATCCGCGCCCGGGGCGTGAAGAACAGCGGCAACGACACTTACGAGCCGCCCTTTCGCGGCAGCATCGTGATCAGCCAGAACGCCCCGGTGCAGGCAGGCGAAGCGATCCAGACCCGTATTTGCCACCTGCACTTTACCCGCGAAGGCCAGACCAAAAGCACCAAGGCCATGGCTGAGGCGCTGGAACGCACCGAGATTGAGCACATTAGCCAGTTTGCCCTGGAAGTCGCCCAGCGGGAGGCCTCGCTGCTGGCATTAATCACCCAGCGCGCTCGCCACTTTGCCGACCACCTGTCAGACGACCCGGATATCAAAGTGCTACGTATCGCCAAGTGCCACGGCCAACTGATGGCCTTGGTGGAGTGTCTGGGGCCAGATGGCCTGGGCCTGTTTGATTCGCAAACCATCGACATGGCCACCGGGCACATCATCACCATGGCCCGCGAGCGTCAGCAGTCAATCAACGCCGACCACCCCTTGGTTGCCGAATTCTGGGAGGCCTTCGACTACATAGAAGGCCTGCGCGATGACCCGATGCTCAATCACTACGGTAAGGGCAGCGACCTGATCGCCATCAACCTTAAAGACTTCGAGCGCACCTGCGCCGAGTACAAACTGCGCACCCCGGAAGTGCGCGAGCTGAAGCGCTATTTGAAAAGCAGCAAGACCCGCAAATTTATCGATTCCAATCGCACCGTGAACTCACGTGTCCGCCTCAATCGCGGCAGCGTGAAGTGCTGGGTGTTTCAAGCATGAAGGAGCCCATCATGAATACCAAACACACTATGCCACTGGTTACCCAGCGCCTGCGCGAGCGTAACCGTGAAGCGCTAGAAGTAATGATCGCCGCCGAAACCAACGCCCACGCCGAACGGACGCAGTTGCAGCAGCGTGGCGTGCCCGCCTTAAAACGCCTGGCAGACGTCGCCCAAGGCAACAGCCACCAGCCGCAGCACTGCCGCCGTGTACTGCTCGCCGTTTATAACAGCGACGCCTGGCCGCTGAACCTTTTGTGCCTGCGGGTGCTGGATCGCGACCTGCAGCAAGCCGCCCTGACAGTGATCGAGTGGTCAGCCGTCAGCGATCGCGAACTTTACGAATACCTGGATAACGGCCAGCAACTAATGCAGCGCTTTTCCGCCATTGAAAAAGAGGAGCAATAACCATGGCTGATAACGCCGACATCGCCACTGAATTGATGGAACGCAGCATGGAAGCTGCGCTGGCCAAACGACCCGTTTGGATGGGCGTCGCCATGGCCATTAGCCCCGAGTGCGAAGACTGCGGCTTCGAGATTCCCGCCGCGCGCCGTAACGCAGCTCCCTGGGCCACTACGTGCATCGAGTGCCAGGGGATTCGTGAACAACGGGGGCGGCATGTGCGCTGAACCAACCAAAGGCGGCAAGCTAGCCAGGCAAGCCGCCATGTTCTGCCAGGACACCGCCTTTCAGCTCTACCTGGATCGCCGCCGGCGCGCCAAGTTTGGCATTGACGCCAGCGCCCTGCCCGACGGCACCCACAACCAAGACGACGCCCGAGATTGGCTCTGTGCCGCCTGCCAGATCCAAAGCCGAGCCGAGTTAGACCACAATCCAACCGCCGCGGCCACGTTCCGCCGCATTCGCCAACGCTTCCTTAAGTGGAAGCAGCGCCCAGGGAGGCAACAATGAATACGTATTTTGGACTACTTGCTGAGTTTAACGGCCGCACTGAACTACCGCTTGAAGAGGTCGCCCCGCGATTCTTCGGCATCAGCCCCCGCACCGCCGCCTTCCGCGCCGGCGCCCAGGCCCTGCCGGTACCCGCCTACCGCGCTGGGGACTCACAGAAAAGTCCTTGGCTGATAAGCGCGATCGACTTGGCGCAGTACATCGATGAGAAACGGGCCGAAGCGAGGGAACACTGGAAGATGGTGAATGAGTGAGGGATGCGCCGCTGAAGCGGCGCATAATTTGGAATTAATTATAACGGTATAAAGCTAGCGAAGTTTTAGCGTTTCAGGCCTCAAATGCGTATACCGTTTCAAAACATCCCAGCTCTCGTGGAGAGTGAACTGCTGCACTTCCACGATTTCATACCCTGCCTCGAATAGTCGCGATGTTGCTTCATGGCGCAGATCGTGAAAACGTAGATCTTCGATGCCTTTTGCTGCTGTTGCGGCCTGCCAGCGTGTACCTAAAGATTTAGGATTGTAGGGAAATATCCGCGGCTCATCTTTATTGCGCGGCTGCCGTTGGATGATGGCCATCGCTTCATGAGTGAGCTTAAAGCGTTTATGGTTTCCCCACTTCTGGCGTGGATGCTTGGCATCGCGCACCCAGCAGGTCATGGTATCTACATCTAGATCATTCCAAGTGAGACGAGTAATTTCTTCCCGTCGGCGGGCTGATGCGATCGCAAAATCCATGATGTCTTCCATGGGTATAAGCGCAGTCGGGCGAATCTTTTGAGAGCGCACGAAGTAAGCCCGCAATCGCTCAATTTCATCAAGTGTTGGGCGACGATCCCGAGATGCAGGGCGACTAATCAGCCCTT